ATCACCATTGGGGGTGAATACAGCAACCTCATATGAGGTAGCTTGCCCAAAATCATTAGCCTCACCATAGGAGTTCTCACCCCACAGTAGGCTAACAGACCACTTGTTATCAAAATCGTATCGGATGCGCTTGTCACCAACGGAGACATCAGCCTCCCAGTTAGCACTACGCTGTGTTGTGTCGTATGTCATGTGTGTATTATACCCTATCTAGAGGAGCTTGTCAACCTTATTGGCATATTTCTTTGTGGCATTCTTGCGATGGCCCCTAGGCCCCCCATTGTGTATACGGGCTATCTTGATGCAGTCTGCCCTGCTGGCCTTACCACTCAGAGCCCTACTCCATTCACCACTAGCATAGCGCATCATATAGGCTGAGATAACACGCTCAGAGTAGCTCTTACTAGTGAGGCACTTGTCATAGGTGGGCAGCCCACTATCGGTGTGATATATACGCCATATCTGATAAGGCCCAATGGCATTGCCATTGTCACCTTTAGCACCTATGCCCTCATTAGGACAGCCACCAGTCTCCACTTGTCTCAGGGCATCTAGTATGTCCCTATTGGAGTAGGTCTTAGTGTTAGCACCTGCCATGTCCATGAGTGTGAGGAAGCAAGCGATTGCGATAGCGTAGTACATGATGCCCTTGAGGCAAGTCTTTAGTAGATCGTTCATATGTATATTATCGTCTATTTGGAGGCATAAATCAAGCCCTACTCACTATTTATTTGCTGATGGTCCTAAGTGCTTGTCAATACTAGACTTAGGAAAGCCAGCGGAAAAAAACGCGAAAATCGGGACTCCTTATGCCTCTCCCCAACCCATAGATACAAAGTCCTATTACTTTGAAGAGCCTTTAAAAAAAATTCTAAAAAAATTTGGAGCTATGATAAATATAGTATGAACAACTCACACTTATACGAATTAATTGGAGAGTCTATTTGGGATACTTATTCTGATATGGCTTATTTAATTATGGAAAAGAAACTTGGATTAGGAAAAAAAATTGCTCTTACAACATTAGCGTGTGTGGGTGCTGCTTGCCCAGGAACAGAGAAACCTGGAGGGAGTGCTGAATCCTCAACCCCCACTATTAAAAGTTTATTAGATGAGCCTGGAATGAAAGGGAAACATTTTAAAGGGGGAAAATTTGTAACAGATAAGGACTCTCCTGAGTACAAAGAAAGTCTCCGCAAGGCTGATGAGCTAAAAAGACTGAGGGGTGGGGATAGCTAAAAAATTGGGACTCCTAAAAACTAATTTAGAAGCCCCAGTAAAATTTATTTATTTATATTCTAGCTATAATCGTGTCGCCATTGAGAATATAGATTTAGACCCTGATCTCTAAGAATGGTAGGGGCTCCCGCCGAATTTGTTCCCCACACAGCAGGAATTGCAGCAAATCCCTCCGCTTTAATAGTCGCCCCTATAGTAGTAATAAAACTAAGGACTTGACCTAAAGTTTCTTTTTGAGTTGTGTAAGTGCCTGGAATTTGGTAATTAGGATAATAACCTTCTACAAAAGAAGCTTCACCATGCAATAATGTTGCAGTATCGACGGGGCTTATATAGTTTACTACGAACTGGGAGGCCCAGCCAAAGGTTTGATTATATGAACCTAAACTACCACAAGATGAAATAATCAAAGAACAATTCGCAACATCTATACTACTCGTAATTTCACTATCTATACTATCAACCCAACCTCTTCTAGACAAATATGGTTGAGTGGTAACAATGGTTCCCCGTGGTCCTAAGCATGAAGCATTTAAATTTCCATAAGTATTTACTTGAGCATCAGAACTTACAGCGTAGATTGTAAATTTTTGTGATTGTTGATAAGAGGAATTGGAGTAAGTATCATATGATTTGACCTTACTATAACTGGCTTTAATAGTACAGTTTAATCGTGTGTAAGAGTGGCTCCAGGTAGGATACTGGTCAATTGCTGAACAACCAGACAGTGTAAGGTTGGGATAAGCGTTGAACGATCCTACAGGAACTCTAGTATATGCAACATTAAGATCCTGGGACTCAAGCATCCAAGGACCTGAGAGTGCGCCCTGCAACCCCGAAGCTGGGGCCATTGGGCCTGATGAAACATAATAACTGCTTTCTTCTGGAATAATTGGATCTGCTGGGATATCTTGAACGGCCATAATAAGTCTCCTGTTACTATAATTATATAGAATACCTGAAATAAACTTACACCATAATTATTCTAAGTAAAGTAAAAAAAGTTTAGAGCATCCCTAAATACAATATGGCCGACCCAGAAGCACAAGATAAATGTATGACCTTGAGAGTATCTCATGCAGCAGATGATTTAAAGGTAAAAGCAGAGAATAAAAACTTAGGGGATGGCCCCGCAAAGTGGCAATTTACTGTTACAGGAACAATCCACACAGCAGCAGGACTAGTAATTACTAAAGGAGAGTGTGGAAAAGAAGTTGATGGGACTACAAACTATCTTCCTGAACAAGATATAGGTGGAAAAGCGGGAATGAGCTATTGCCTTATGTCTAAGTGTGATTCATTTAAAGGACTTCATCAATCTGGATTTGCAACTAAATCTTGGACAGGCTCATTAATGATTTCCGCATCAAAACTAAGTTTTAAAACTTTGAAGGCCAAGCTGGGCACCGCAACGGAACCTCCTCCTTTTGATAAAACGCATAAAGCTGAAGTAAGTGTTTTTCAAAAAACAGGAGATAAATGCCCTACACTAAAGATGGTTACAGATGCTTTGAGAAGTTATAAGGGGCCAGTCCTTACTGATTATGAGTGGGCTGGAGGTGAGCCTCGCGCTACACCAAAAAGGCTAGGCTATCCCAAGAAATGTTTATCTAAGAAAGAACAAGAATATAATCAAAAAGAATTAGACAAATTAATAAATGCACTGGGCGGTGATACAGCAGATTTATTAGCTTATGTGGCACTCGACTATGCCGCTCCAATGCTGCTATTTAATTTTGTAGATAAGGGTATAAATGCAGCGTTGCCAGGATATAAAACATATGCAAAAGTTTTAGGTACTATTTTTGAGACATTTCAAGATAGTAAGTTTGAACATATGGGAGAACTTTGTGATTGTGGAAAGACGGGAATTTCAGATGATTGCTGGGAATGTGAAAGAGATTCTATCACAGATGAAGTTGAATGTGAACAGACCGCAAAAAGAGATAAAGATGGAAATTGTCCTACGAGCAGTCCTGGTCCTACGGGGTTACCAGCGAAACAAACTTATCCAACGAAAAAAGAGTGTGAGGCTAGGAAGCATTTAGATTGTCCTCCTGGCTCAAGTTTAGGTCAATAGAATAGTATGGATAATGTATAAAAAATGTCCTTAATAATTTGAGTGTCCTTATCCTCCCCCAAAGACTATATAAACAGGGAGGAATTGAAAGGTAGGAAAAAACAATGGCAAACACCCCTATGGTAGATGGAAAAGGATATATTGATGTACAATCTGCTCTAAAGCTTAGAGAGGCTGAAGGCAGAGTTGAAGTAGAAAAGTTACAAGCTGAATCTGATGCTAGATTTAGAGAACTTTTAGTTAAAGAGAGTGCTAAAGAAACTGCTTCTAAGCACCTCGCAAAATTTGCAGGGTTATACTTATTAATTCTCGTACTTGCCTTCATCGGTAGTATTAAATTCATACCTGAATCCAATGTTGCGGTGGTTGCGGGTTTAATTACATTGGTTGTGACGAATCTGAGTACTATTTTAAAGGGAATCGTGGAGTCAGGACAACATAAAGAAGAAGAGGAACAACCAAAGGAGCGTAAGAAATGAATCCAATATGGGCACTATTTTTCAAGGACAGGTTTAGAACACCCTTTTCAGTTTACAGAATGAGTTTAGCAGAGATTGTAGTTTTGCTTGGGCTTGTTGCTGGTGCTGGAATCGGAGTTGCTGAAGGAGTTAGCTGGATCTTTGAATTAGAAGGTGAAACTTCTAGCATAAATGACAAATAAAAAGAATAAGAGATACAACAACAAAGGACCTAGATACTTTGAGAAGTTAGCTTTTATGAAAAAGAAACTTAAATGTTTCTTCAGACTAGAATCAAAAAGAAAACACGGAAGGAAATTTAACAATGGATAGAAACGAAGGAAAACTGAGAGCTAGACTTGCCAGAGCGAAAGGTGGACACCGCAAGGTTCTTCAGGGTAAATTGGATGCTATGATGGCTCAGAGAGAGGTAGTTGAACCCCCCGCTCCTGCCCCAGTAGCCAAGAAAAAAGCGTCTAAGAAGACCAGCAAGAAGAAATAGACCAACAGCAGAGACGGTGCCCTACGCCTTTCTGCGGTTTGGGACTTCGCACCTACTCTCCATCAGTTTTGATGGAGAGTTTTTCTTTTTTACTCTTTTATCTCTATTGGGAGATCAGTATTTGCTATAAATGCCTCCCTATTTTTGTGCCAAGAGTCTCGTCCGACCAATTCTCCCCTAGAGTTGTGTAAAATATGCAGATTTATCACTTTATTAGTGAATCCTTTAAGAAAAGCTTGGGAAGTGTAGTGGATATCATAGAAATCCCACTCTCCTTCAAAGTATTCTGGCTTTTCTAAGCCTATTTCATCTAAAACCTTTCGTTTTGCTGCTAAAAATAGCCCATCAAGCACAACAACATCTCCTGGAGGACCATATTGGGTTATATATTCCTTCCCTGTTGGGTCTAAGTGAATTACTTCACCTCTATGCTTCCCATATTGCCACCTAGTCTGATCCCACCACACAGCATCGGAGCCTAATTCCATAGTTCCTGCTGCTCCTACAAAACCAACCTCTGATTGGGACAAACCTTCTTTCAGTTTAGCTACAAAATTCTCTGGGTTTTCTCGAATTTCAATGTCATCATGACAAAATATAATTATGTCTTCTGGTTTTGGGTTTATTTTTTTAAAAGCACCCTCATAGGCTAAAAATAAAGACTTTGCATTGGAAAGGATGTATACACCAATGTTGCAAGTACACAAAAAGTTAACTAATTTGTCTGTAGTTGGAGATACATTATTCCTATCTCTAGTACATATAACAGCGTGTATGTTCATATACTATAATATGATAAGCAAATGCGGTTTTTATGGAAAATCAAAGATTATTAGAAGAATTTAAGAGATGTACTACGGACCCTCTTCATTTTATTTCAACCTATATCAAAGTTACGCACCCAGTCAGGGGGCTAGTTCCATTTAACTTGTATCCTTTCCAGGAAAGAATCCTTGAAAACTTAGAAGGGAATCGATTTAACATCCTGAGAAAGTTTAGACAAGCAGGATGTACTACAATCGCAGCCGCTTACTCTCTGTGGATGATCATATTTCAGAAGCACAAGCAAGTTGTTATTCTTTCTAAGGGTGATGCAGAATCAACAGAGGTTCTAGATAGAATTAAGCTTATGTATGATGAACTTCCCTCTTTTCTAAAGCCAGGAATTCAGGAAGATAATAAGCATACTCTTAAATTGATGACAGGCTCTACGATTAAATCGCGTCCGTCAGGTAAGCAATCAGGTCGTTCTTTGGCGGGATCACTCCTCATAGTTGACGAGGCTGCTTTCATTGAAAATATTGACACCATCTGGGCTGCTGTCTATCCCATTATCTCCACAGGAGGTCGCGCTTTCGTTCTCTCTACCGTTAATGGTATTGGTAATTGGTATCATGAAGTCTATCAAAAAGCCCTGACTGGGGATAACTCTTTTAACCCTATTGATATTAGATGGCAAGAACATCCTGAATATAATTATAATGAAAATTATAGTCATCTCTATGGGGTTATGAAAGAAAAGGGTTTGGATATCCATAAGTGGGAGGAAACCACTAAGGCAAATATGCCTATGAAGCAGTGGTTGCAGGAATATGAATGTTCCTTCCTTGGAACAGGAGATACTTACATTGAGGGAGAGATTCTAAAGGCAATCTCATCCCAAACAAGTGAGGAGTATTTCACCAAATACAACAATAGAATGCGTGTTTGGCAAGAAGCAAAACCCCAGTATGAGTATTTAATTTCTTGCGATACCTCGCTAGGTCGAGATAGGGATTACTCAGCATTTCATGTGATCAATATGTACAATGGACAGCAAGTTGCCGAATTTTATTCTAATAGAACTCCCATAAATGATTTTGCTAAAATTTTATTTAATGAAGGTATGCTATATAATGTAGCGCACATTATTTGTGAGCGGAATACTATTGGAAATAACTTAATCGACTGGCTCTATAATATTTATGAGTACGAGAATCTGTGGGCTGATGACAAGGATGACCTTGGTTTTCAGGTTACAGCAAAAAATAGAGAAAGTATACTAGCTGAACTAGAAGAAGCAATTAGGACTGATTTAATTAAGATTAATTCGACCCGAACTTGTGACGAACTAATGACCTTCATTATAAACGAGAACGGAAAAGTAGAGGCAGAAAAGAATTATCATGATGATCTTGTTATGAGCCTTGCATTAGCCGTTCATGCTTATAAAAACTTATTAGATACAACTCAAATAGAGTTTGTATCAAAGCTTGAAAAAGAACAAAAACCCCTTATGCCAAGTAAAAATTACAAGCATAATTTTAAAACAGCATATGGGGGCATGACAGAGGAAGATTTTAAATGGCTGATGAAGTAAATGACGAATTAAATGAAAGTGGTTATACTACTTTTGGTGGAACCCAGAATCGGGCAGGAGGGCTTTATACTCCCACAGGTCCTATAGGTCGCTTCTTTGCTAAATTTTTTGCAACAAAAGCTCAAGTTACTGTACAAAGAGCAATTGATCAGGGCAAGGTGGTTCCTGATGCTGGGGACACGGTTATTAGCACTGAGGTTATCAAAGATCAAGAAACTGATGGGGCACCCGCTGTTGGAGGGATACAAAGAAACCCAATTCTTCCCCAGCTTGAACTTAATAGAAGAAGACGCTATAAAGAATATGAGGAGATGGATGAGTATCCCGAGATTGGCGCAGCCTTTGATATTTATGCTGATGATTCTTCTCAAAAAGGAACGCGCTCAGAGCGTTGGACTATTAAATCTGAAAATGATTTAGTTGTTGATGAAGTTACCACACTTTTTGAAAGAATTAATTTACATAGATTTCTTTGGGATATTATCAGAAATACTGTTAAGTACGGAGATTGTTTTACGGAACTCGTTTTAGATGTTAATAAGCCAGAGGAGGGTATTAAAAAGCTTAAAATACTCAACCCTAACTGGATTCTTAGGGTAGAAAATGAATATGGGTATCTTAAAAAATTCTTACAAGAGATTCCTAATTTAGAGTCCCTTCAGTATTCTGAAGTGGGTCAGTCTGAAATGGCTAGACCTCTTAAGTACATTGAACTTGATAAGCACCAAATTGTTCATTTCAGACTTCACACCTCTGATCCGATCTTCTATCCTTATGGCAAGTCTATTGCTGCTTTATGTCATCGTGTGTTCCGCTCTCTTAAGATGATGGAAGATGCGATGATGATTTATAGACTTTCACGGGCTCCTGAAAGACGCATCTTCTATGTTGATACAGGAAATCTTCCCACCAGTAAGGCTGAGATGTTTATTGAGAGATTAAAGCAGAAGTTTAAGAAAGAGAAATATTACAATTCTCCTAAAGGGACGATTGATTCACGATACAACCCAATGTCTATGGATGAGGACTTCTTTGTTCCAACCAAGAATGGGCGGGGAACTAAAATTGATACGCTTCCTGGGGCAACGAACTTAGGAGAAATTGAGGATGTTAGATATTACAGAGATAAGCTTCTTGCTGCCTTAAAAGTCCCGAAAGACTACCTTGTGGAAAAGGATAAGTCACCAGAACGAAAAGCTAACCTTTCCCAGCTTGATGTTAAATTTGCTAGAACTATTCAAAGAGTTCAGATTGATATTGAAGCTGGTTTAGAGAGTTTAGCAAAGCGTCATTTACAATTACGAGGATTTCCTGCTTCTCTTATTAAAAAATTAAAGATTTCTCTTCCTGAGCCTTCCGATATGTCAGCTAAGAGAAAACTTGATATTGATGAGCAAAAAACTAGAGTTATTCAAGCTGTTCAGGGTTTGGCTCTTTTCTCTAAAGAATCCATCTATAGAGAGTTCTATGATATGACAGACGAAGAAATCCGTAGAATGCAATCTGAAATTGAAGAAGATCAGCAGAAGGATATGGAGCAACAGCAGGAACAGGCCGAGGCGGCTGGCCCTGCTCCAGGAGAAGCTGGTGGTCAGGAGTCTGCTGAAAATGCTCCTCCGACTGCAAATGAAGAAAGGGGTTCTGAGTTGGAATCCTTACGAGATTTAGTTCTAGAAGATGACAAAAAAGCAGTTATTTCTAGAATAATTAAAAAACAACAAGAAAAAGCGGAACCCACGACTAAAAACTAACATATATAAGTTTAGAGTTCGTAAAAATGGAGATTAAAAATGTTTTCGAAACTATTTGAAGAAAGAGATAAAACTATTACTCACCTTGTTAAGTTAGGTGATTGCATAGCCAGATCTTTGAGAGAAAATGTAAGCTTGTTTGCTATTGATAGCAATAATTCACAAGTTTCCTACCTCACAGAGAGTGGTAAAGTTATTAGTGGAACTTACTCCAC